CGTCAACTTGGAGGTCACCCCAGACACGAACCAGACCAGTTACTGCACGGTCATCGCCAGGATCAAGATTAAGTGTTCCTGTTGAACCAATGTAATCTCCTTGGAATCTTGCGTTTTCTACATGTACCTTGCCAGTTCCAGCAGATGCATCAATGTCAACAACATCTTCTGCAGTAATTGTAACTGTGCTAGTTCCAGAACCAGAGTTAGTAGACTGAACTGTAAGATTTCTAGCAGAAGAAGAATTTTGTGTCAGAGAGAAGGTAAGGT